TCTGGTATTCACCAGATTTTAGGGCCTGATTGCGCTTAGTTACGCAGTCTATTTGATCTCGCCGAGACAGAATTAACTGTCCTTTGAGAAACTTTAGGCATAGCTTTACTGATCGCAATAACAGGTTATCAGCCTATTACCACGGCCAGCGGCATCTTTACCGACAGCGGTTATTCTTCTGGTTTTCGCAGTTCCCGAATGCACTTACGTCGCAATCGTATCCAAAGCTTGATAAGGGCTGAGGGACGAACGCGGACGTCGTCTTCACGAGAGAACAGATCAATCTGAGTTGGTAGAGCGGCTAAGCCGGTCTCCAAGTCAGTGATCCATCTCCAAGTGCTTTCGAGGCCGTTGAAGCCAGATGTGGACTTACTTTTACGAAACTCACGCAAGCGCACCGTCAAAGACGAAGCCTTAAATGAGATCGGTTTAGAATACGAGTAAAGGACCCATTCCTTAAAGAAACGCTCGAAGAGACTTCCGTACTCTTCGAACATTTCGATAAAGATTGGACCATAAACATTTTTGGTTACCCAAATTTGTTTTCGATTACCAGCCGTTTTTGTATCCACTTTTCCCCGCACTTTGTGAGTAGCGGAGAATAGCTTCGTGGCGAAAGCCCGGTTAATCTCTCCCTTCGCTCGCTCTAAGACTCTCTCAATAAGGTCTAAGACGTCAACCACTAATGACGCAACGATTTTCCGTTGAACCAAGAATGGAAGACCCTTCATCACACCTGGCCCGGGAGATGCCACCCAAGTCTCAAAAGACAAAGGTATTATCCCCCCAGGTCTGTGAAGGTATCCGGCTAACCTACTGAGACGATTATTTAAACTAAACGCAACTGGAAGTTGCGCCAAGTTCTTATAACCGAAACCACAAAAGCGTGCTACGGCCGCCAATCGGATCGGAGATCCAAAAGGTAATGTCTTTCGCCAGAGCTCTTCGAGAGCTCCGATGTTGGACACTGCAACACTCATCTCCGCTAAGGAGAATGGAGT